CCGCGGGCGGCCCATTTTGAACTTATCGTTTCATCTCCTAATCAATTATAATACTTCCTGTGTGGGTATCCGGTCGAAAGAGCTACCTCAATCGATCCTCAACTGGCTCTCTAGGCACTTGCAGAGAGAGCTCCCAACCCGCATAGTCTTTCGACTACCGGCCTTCGGCCGACTTCCTTCGTCCCCACTTGAGTTCCTGAGGTCCCCCTGCCTTGTCAAAGGCCGCCTGTAACCGCCCCAACCGGAGCGTTAACATACAGGTCATTGCGGAGGAGAGATCCGAAATAGAAGTGGTGGTAAAAGTCACGGCTCAACTGGCCACAATCAGTACTAACATGACATCCTAGGAGAAAACCCACTAATCAGCACCATCAAACCCCGTACGGGCCCGGTGGCATCAACGATGGAGGTGTAGGGACTATAAATCTCAACCTCACATAGTTGCGACATTCAGCATGAGGGACCATTCTAGGATGATCAGGACCCCACTTAGGATAGTTGGCAAAACCGGCTGGACCGAATTCGAGGTTAAACCAGTCCAAGACTGGCTTTGACCAAGAAAACTTCCAACTAACTACCTTAACGAATTTCTTACAACTACGCTTAGACGAGATCAGGGGGGGGAGGGGAGGGCGTCCCTGGCGACGGATAGATTTCGTCTGAGGACCGGGCAAGACTTCCACTGTCTTTCGACTTCCGCCAGAAAGGGAATTTTCCCAAACTGGTCTACTGTCAAAAGAAAGAGGCTTGCCAGTCCAATAGACTAATCTCCGTCGTTCTGCTTCTGAATGTGCTTCATCCACTATGCTGAAGAGGTCCTCACGAGGAGGCTCTGCGACAACAACAACGTCTGCACGTGAGACCCCAGTAACGATAGGTGGTACAGGATCAGATCCTCGCCATCTACGAAACCAGGCCCTCTTCATCAGCCCAGCAACAGCATATCGAGGCACATTGGCCACGCAAAAGTCCCTGAGAACAATTTCGTGCCGGGCTAGAACCGACACAGCGTACTGACGTACACTATGACGCATTTCTTTTGTACCTTTCCATACCTCCCCGAGGAGATCGACACAATCATTCCTGAAAGGCCGAAGGAAAGAGAGACAATGCCTGGGAACTAAACTTGAAGTGGGTACGTGGTAAGGCTGACTATTAAGGTCGAGCCAGGTTTTAGAAAAACCGGTCTTCTGGCGATTAACGACAAGTCCAAAGGTAGAAGTGACTCTCTCCCACAAGTGGAAGAAAGCCTCATCACCTGCGAACATGCAATCGTCGCCATTAAACCTACCAACCCTCCTCTTGCCTTGACCCCAAGTCAAGTCGCAGCAGATGTCAAAGCAAGCCTTGTTGATGAGACAGAGTATAGGGAAACTCAAAAGGTTCCCCATCATCTGTTTCCTTGTCAATAATGTCTTTGTCTTACGAGACTTAGACATCAAGTGAAGGTCGCCCACTGCTGCAAGCATTATACCTCTCTCCTCGTCAGTCAGATCAGGACACTCGGCTAGAACCGACGTAACAGCCTCAGTTACCCAAGGCAAAATGTTGTCAGTCGCCGCTGAATAATCGCCGGAGATAAAAGATTCTCCTTTGCCTACATCAGCAACAATAGCCGCAAAATCTGATTTTAAAACGTCTCCTCGAACACACCAACCGAACGAGGTGAGATGATCATAAAGTGCGTCATGCACGGGTGATAAAACCCTTTTGACTCGAGCACTCTGCATCGTCACCACTCTGAGCTTGCCCTTGGTCTTAGCGACACCAACTCTGAGTTCGGAAATGTTACCGTAGTAACCAGATCCGACAGAGATGGTCCCGCCATTAAACCGAGTCTGCTCTAAGCAACCGTTTTGGTCCGTGAACCCCCCCCACTCACTCTCCCCTTTCACTAACGATCGACTGCTGGACAGTCGTCTACCCCATCCACTTACCAGTTCTCGAACTCTCTGTTTAAGGACCCACGACGGATCGTAAGCCCAAGATCGATCGATCTCCGGTACCGGACGAGTGCAGGCTTCTACCCAAGAAGCTCTCGCTTTCTGTGCCGAGGTTACATCGCAACCTGAGCAAGCAACGTCGAAGATCCTTACACAAGACTTCAAAGCAATCTTGTATTCCCTTTCTCGAAACTCACCCAAGTCACGCCCCTCGGAGGCACATACTCCGTCAAATGATGCCCGAGCTGCTAAGCAATTCGTCCCCCAAGAAACGGGGCGTGGAATAATGAGATCAAACTCAAGTTCCACTAGACGCAAAGCTTTGCACAAGGCTTTCGCGATGGACCCTACTGCTGGACAGTGGGCTGTTGCGGATGCAGAAGCATCAACCATTAGACCGAACAAGGTCGCCTTTTCTTTGATAGAAGAGGAAACTAGGCTTACCAGATAGGCCAGTTGGTTAAAGGGATATTGTCC